GCTGAGTGGTACACTGCAGCGTGACAGACAAGCGCAAAGGACGGATGGACTGGGGCGGGGAGTTGCTCAACAGGACATACATTTGTTTCTGGGGGACCGCGGTGTTCTCTCCAGTCGTGGAAATGGCAGCCACTGCACTCGGAGTCCAAGGTACCCAAACATATGTATTCCGCGTGGTGCTGGTCGAAACCGTGAAGCGCGCCACGCTGTTGATGCAAGCGAAATTGCCGAGAGCAGTGCGCAAAGCCGGCGGATTGAGGTTAAGAGCCGCTGACCAATAGCGAAAAGCCTGTTGGCGGGTTGGTGCAGAATCCCGAGGGACCAAACGCTCAATGGCACGCGTCGCACCCCGGGGCGCATGCCTGAGGTTTTGGCTCGGCGGATCTCGGCGGCCGTGTCTGGGCCCCGAGGAAACCGCCCCACATTGCGGCCCGCTGACTGGGCGCCGCGCTTGGGCTTCGCAGTCGCTTTAGACGACGCTTTGGCCATCTCAAGTAGGGTGAAAGCCGTGTTGTGGCCGGTCACTTTAAGCGCAAGAAAACCAACACCGAGCGCTCACTAGGCCCCGCACGTTATCAAAGCAGCTGACCACGCGAACACCGAGCACACGTCTGAGGTGGGCTGGGCTGGAAGAGAACGCGCAGCGGGCTGAGGACAAGTACGTAGAAGGAAGCCTAGCGCACAACCCGGTGGTGTGTACGCAGAAAGAGAACACGGGCTTAAATTCAATGAAACACCTAGTAGGCGCTCGCTTAGCCCCCCCTGGCGAAAGAGGATTATTAAGGCCATTGTGCATACGCCATACTCCCAGATTAGCCTGTACAAGGTCTGTCCGTAGTCATTTCCTTGACTCCTGCCAACTGCGGTGCCTTTAGGCATCTATCACACCGCAACCGGTTTCGAGCTACCCGTGCACGTCAACGCCTTTCCCCAACATCTATTACAGGGTACTGCGAGCTGCAACAGGGCACACGCCCTCCGCGGGGAGTCATAGGCACGGGGAACGCGAATACATGAGTGGGCCCCCAGAGGGGGTACCCATGCGTTACGCGCGCCGGTGGCCAACCGGCTTCACGCTGACCAGGCGCGCCCCGTGTGGCCTCACCTCAGTTCCTTTTCGAGGTCCACCAGGCTCGGGTGCCATGCTGGGACATGGACACACCGAAGAATAAGGCTGGGTTTACCCTATGGAGAGCCGCAAATGCGGAAGCCAATCATGGGGTCGCACGGGAGGTCTATGCGAGTGGGGCCAAAGGTGATCCCAACAACCCGATCTCGACGCAGGCAGGCGCCTACGCCCCGGCATCATGCAAGTGGCAACACGGCACGCCCGCAGGCATTCGGTGCGAATCAATTCAGTCTTGCAAGAACCCAGCCGGTACTGGGCCGCTCTCGAACACATCGGACATCTTCCAAGCATACTCACAAAAGCGAGCGTACTCTTCAATGCTCGTGGTCCAGCCTAGAGCGTTCACCAGGTTGACTTCCTTGACATAGTCCACTGGTGTGCAGCGCACGGCTTCCATGCGCTCCTCAAAGTCGGTGTCGGTGCGCGCGTGCCCGCGAACATCGTGGCCGACCAACTTGCGCTCCTTGAGGCCGACGCTGTCGCCGTAGCACAAGTATTTGCCAGCCACCCCGTATAGCCCCGAGTCAGCGAACAGGCAAGCGTAAGAATATGCCTTGGACGCAATGATCGGCAGGGCCTTGGATGGGCTAGCATAAATGTCGCCTATAGAAACTGGGCAACATATGGCGCCGCTGTTAAGAGTGCGCGGCAGATCGCGACAGGCCGTGCCGGTAAGGCCTGAAACGCCGACGGAGTAAACTGACCCGCAGAATGTCATAGTAGCCACCCCGCTAAGCGGCTTTACTGTCAGTTCCCCTTCCTCCACACCATAAGTGGCGCGGACCACGCCGTCCTTTGTGCCCGTACAGCACATGTACTTCATATAGAACGCGACGTGGTCCCACCATGACAATATGGTGAGCAGCTGCTTGGCGGTGTAGGGGGGAGACCGGCGTCCGGCTCCGTCATCCCCCTCGTAAACGCCCGAGTATTCCACGGTCTCGCCGAAGCGGTCAACAAACGTGGTCTTCGCGGGCTCCTTCACCACCTGGCGGGCGTGATCGCCCAAGGCTGCTACGTAGGAGAATATGAAGTTCACCAGCCAATTAAAGAAAGCGGTGCCCCGGCTGCCTGATCGCATGATAGCGATTATTGCCTTCTTCAACCCGTCGGGGAGGTGCACCTTGAACTCCTTG